GTACTTCGGGATTTCTCTCCCTTTCATATTATTTAGGATCTTCCTTTAGTCCATCTTTTAACATTTTAGCAAGTTCCGCAGTTGATCCAACAAACAATGCATTGTTGACGGTTGATGGTCCACGTACTTGCTTTTCTTCTTCAACATCTTTTAGTTTCTTTTGAAGATCTAAAAGTTTGTCTGTTGCATCCGCAACATTTTTAATCAATTGTCCTGCAACTTCATATGCTCTTGGCATTTCACTTTCCTGTGCAAGTTCAAGAATTCCATTGATTGCCTCTTGACCCTTTTCTATAAGAGAATATAAATTTCCTCTAGTGTAATCATAATCTTTTCTAATATCATCAACAGAATTTTTTATTTTATCAATTTTTTGTTCTACTACTTCTGTATGAGCAATGTCATTAGAAGTGTTAAACGTGTCATTTAACTCATCGAAATTTTTTGTCATTTTCATTAGAACGACCCACTAAATCCAAAATCATCTCCAACTTCTATCAGTGCATTATCAGCTGCAGTAATCTTCTTAACTGGTGCTCCTTTAACGTGAACCGCCGCAGTTGTATTATCCTTACCCCTTTCAACAGTCAACTTATTTCCACTGATAGATTTAATATACAACTCCTCACTATCAATATCAATGTAAGTACTGGCACTTAACCCGCTGGCGTCATCAACATTGATGACCTTAGCCGTAGCGGTAATATCTTCTGAAAGGAGAGTTGTGATATCTCCAGTGTAATTTTGAATTGCTCTTGGTTCAACAGAGTAAGTAACTTCTCTTGTTGTATTTGTAATATCTGTTCCTGTAAGATAACTGACTGTAGCCTTTTTGATAATATCTTTGGTTGCTGTTTGAGTTGGACCAAACAGATATGTTTTTGCAGTAAATCTTAAAGTATAAAGAAGAACTCTTCTAGTAGTAAAATC